TGGGGTTGTTATGATTCTACAAGAGGAGCAACAAAGAGATTAAAAACTAATGGTGATACAGAAGAGCAAACAAGAAGTGGTGTTACAAGTTTTGATTCTGATGGTTATGCAATGGGTGCTCACGCAGACTCAAATGGTAATAATGAACCTATTGTAGTGTGGGCATGGAAAGCTAATGGTGGAACAACATCAAGTAATACTTCTGGCTCAATTACTTCTACAGTGCAAGCGAGTACAACTGCAGGATTTAGTATAGTTACATACTCTGGAAATGGTTCTAGTGGTGCAACTTTAGGTCATGGTTTAGGTGCAGTGCCTCATGTAATGATTTTTAAAAGAAGAAATGGAGCTGTAGATTGGACTGTTTATCATCACAAAAATACATCTGCACCAGAAACAGATTTTCTAGGATTAAATAGCACTGATGCAACAATAGACCAGTTAAATACTTTTAATGACACTGCACCAACATCTAGTGTTTTCACAGTAGGAGATGGCGGTAGAGTTAATAATAGTTCAGGTACTTATGTAGCGTATGTATTTACACCAATACAAGGCTACAGTAAATTTGGTAGCTACACAGGTAATGGTAATGCAGACGGGCCTATGGTGTTTTGTGGGTTTAAGCCTGCTTGGGTCTTAATTAAAGAAACTGGTGCTACTAGAAACTGGACAATGGCAGATAGTAAATCACAAACCGCAGGAAATGGTGGAGTAACAAATTCTTTTCAACCAAACACAACTGCTACTACAGATGCAAACGAAAGAATGGATTGGCTATCTGATGGATTTAAAATTAGAACATCATCAACAACTTGGAATACTAGTGGTGGTAATTTTATCTACATGGCATTTGCAGAACATCCATTTGTATCATCAAAAGGTGTACCAACAACAGCGAGATAATATGTTATTAGGACACGGAGCAATAGGACAATTTGGAGTAGCAGAGGCTTTATCGGGCCTTGTTGTAAACGCTGGCACTGTTGAATTGACTTTAGGGCAGAGTGTTAGTATAAGTATAGGTACAGAAACAGTTGCTGCAGATGCTACATTTGCTGTAACCACTGCAGGCGTACCTACCTTTACAATAGGCACAGAAACCGTAGCGGCTAGCGCAAGTGTGACAACTACTACCGCAGGTCAAATGACTTTTAGTATAGGTGACGAAACAGCTTTTGGTGATTCTTTTCAAAACTTAATTAGTTTAAGTACAGGTTCGCCAGAACTTACAATTTGGAGTCAAACAGATGACAGTCAAACAGTGACATGGACAAATGTAGAACCAGGATCAACGGATTAATATGGCAGATGACGCAACTATAAGTTTAAACGCAACAGTACTACCAGATGAAATAGCTAAAACTATTTCTGGAAGTGTTACTGTAAGCCCATCAGATGCAAATGATAAATGGTATTATAAACTTACAAGTGTATCTAATTCAAGCACAGATTTAATTGCAGGTTATTTTACAGATTACACTGCAGTTGATGATGACACAGCACCAACAGCTGTGGCAACAGGGGATAAAGTAAATTTTATTTTTATAAAAAATACTGATTCTTCAAACGATGTATATATTGTTTTAGATGCAGGCACCGCTTCTACTTCTGCAACTGACGCTATTAAAATAGCTGCAGGGCACTCTTGGTTTGGAAACTTGCCAAACACAACAGTAGCTGATATACATGCAATTTCATCATCTTCTACTGTAACTTGTATTGTCGCAGCGTTATTGGATGACGTAGGTTAAGGAGGATAAATGGCATCATCATATTCAAGTTCATTAAATTTAGAATTACAAGCAACCGGTGAAAACTCGGGATCTTGGGGTACTAAAACAAACAACAATTTACAAAAATTAGAATCAGCCGTTAAAGGTTATGTATCTGTAGCTATTGCTAGCACAACAGATTCTTTGACAGCAACGGATGGTTCTACAACAGACGAACAAAGTAATGCCATAATTAAGTTAACAGGAACGTTATCTGGTAACACAACCATACAATCTGAAGCTGTAGAAACATGGTACATTGTAGACAACGCAGCAAGCATGAGCACCTACACTTTAGGATTTAAACCTGCTGGTGGTACTGCAACAAATTTAGTATCAGGAGCAAAACATATTTTATATTCTGATGGCTCTACAATGTTTGATGTTTTAGCTGATGCAGGTAATCTTAAAGCTAACGGAACATTAACAGTAAATGGTAATACATCACTTGATGGTGGCACGTTTATATTTAATGAATCAAGTGCAGACGTTGATTTTAGAATAGAAGGTAACGGTGATGCAAACTTATTCTTTAGTGATGCAGGTAACGATCGTATTGGTATTAAAACAAACTCACCTTCTACAGAATTACATGTTGTCGGTGGTGTAAAAGCCACTGGTGCAATTGATTTTGATGGTGGTGGATTTACATTTAATGATTCTCATGCCGCTGTTGATTTTAGAGCAGAAACAGATACTTTAACTCACGCTTTATTTATTGATGGTTCAGCAGATAAAATTGGTTTTGGAACAGACTCTCCAACAAGTGCACTTGTAACTATTAGTCAAGCAAGCACTTCAGCAGCAATAGCTTGTTTGACATTAGATCAAGATGACACGGATCAAGAGTTTATTAGATTTGATGGCACAAGTGCATCAGATCAAACAAAAAGTTTAACAACAGATACAAGTGTAGGATCTTTAACAGGGCATATAAGAGTAAACATTAACGGAACAGATTTTTGGATACCATATTATGCCACTAACTAAACTACAAATAGCACCTGGTATAGATAAACAAAACACCGAATACGGTGCAGAGGGAAGATGGGTAGATGGTGACAATGTTCGTTTTCGTTATGGTCAACCAGAAAAAATTGGTGGTTGGGAAAAAGTAACAAGCGATGCTTTACTTGGTGCAACACGTGCCATACTTACTTATTCAGATCTTAAAGGTGTTAACTATGCTATCTATGGTACAAATAAAAAGTTGTATGCATACTCAGAAGGTAGTTATGCTGACATAACGCCTACACGTGCTACAGGCACAGGCAACATTACACAATTTGGAACAACCGATGAATCTACTTCTGTTACTGTAACAGATGCAGATCATGGAGCTTTAATAGGTGACTTTGTTACTATTGCCAGTGTAAGTGGTGCAGTTGGTGGTATATCTGCTGCTAGTTTACAAGGCGAGTTTGAAATACAAACAGTTCCTAGCGCTAATACTTATACAATTGTAGCAAAAGCTGCAGCAACTTCTACTACAACTGGAGCCACTGCTAACGCTACATATCAAATAAACACGGGATTACCCACATCTATCTATGGATATGGTTGGGGAGCTGGTACATGGAATGCATCTACGTGGGATACAACTAGATCTGGTCTTACAGGAGCAGACGGTGTTTTACTTCAATCAGCAAAATGGGCTTTAGATAACTGGGGAGAAGATGTTTTAGCATCCAGGTTTGATGGTAGTCTTTATTATTGGGATACATCAGGAGGTTTGTCAAGTAATTTAGCAGCACGAACAAATGTCAATGGTGCACCAACTAAATCAAGATTTATGTTAGTATCTGGTGATGATAGACATGTTATTTGTCTAGGCACAGAAACAACAATAGGCACAACTACTACACAAGATAATATGTTTATACGTTGGTCTGACCAAGAATCAACTAGCGACTGGACACCAACAGCTACAAACACGGCAGGTTCACAAAGATTAACAGATGGTAATCAAATAAATACAGCTGTAAGATCTAGGGGTGCTATATTAATTTATACAGATACAGCATTATATCAAATGCAATTTATAGGGCCACCATTTACTTTTGGTTTTAAACAACTTGGTTCTAACTGTGGCGCTGTAGGAATACATAGTGCTATTGATGTAAGTGGTATAGCATTTTGGATGGGCAATGATTCTTTCTTTCAATTTGATGGTGCGGTTAAAAAAATACCTTGTAGTGTGCAAGATTATGTTTTTGATGATATAAATAATAATGCACTTGGAGATGTATTTTGTGCAGCTAACACAGATTTTAATGAAGTCATTTGGTTTTATCCATCTAAAAATTCATTACAAATAGATAGACATGTCACGTATAATTATGCAGAAAATTTATGGTATATAGGAACACTAGCACGTAGCTCTTGGGCTGATCGTGGTGTATATGCAAATCCTTACGCAGCAGAATTTGACGCTGCTGATACAACTTCTACAATATCAACAATTACTGGTGTTAAAGAAGGACGTACATTTGTATATTTACATGAACAAGGTGTTAACGATGATGGTTCTGCTATGAATTGTCATATTGAATCAGGAGATATTGATATTGCAGATGGTGATAATTTTATGTCAATTTCTAGGTTTATACCTGACTTTAAAAATCAAGTTGGTAATGTAGATTTAACAGTAAAATCTCGTCCTTATCCAGCTACAACACAAACAACACATGGTCCATTTGCAATTGCAACATCAACAACAAAACAAGACACACGTATACGTGGCAGACAATTGGCATTGCGCGTATCTAGTGATGCTGTTGACGACAAATGGCGTTATGGTACATTAAGATTTGATGCTAAACCAGATGGCATGCGAGGTGGGTAATGGCTAAAATAACAGTACCTCTATTGCCTCAAGCAACACCAGAATATAATCAATCGCAGATGGCACAACTTATACAAACTTTAGATCAGTTAATTTTTGCATTAAATAATACTTACACATCAGAGCCACTTAGAAATGACAACGAAGCAGTGGCATGGTTTTTAGAATAAATGGCTAACGTATATACAAATTATAAAGCAGTGCTTACAACAAGCTCATTAACAACACTATATACTGTGCCATCAGAGACAACATCTATTGTTAAATCACTTCGTGTAACAAACATAGATGAACAAACAGATTGTAAAATAAGAGCTTTTTTAGTAGATTCTAGTAGCGTAAGTTACACAATAGAAACCAATAGAAACGTGCAAAAAGGCACGTCTGAAGAGTTATTTAATAGTTATGCTTTTTCTACATCACCTGTAGTTTTAAAAGAATCTGAAGTAATTAAGGTTCAAGCTGAAAATGGTGGTGATTTACATGTCATATTAAGTGTGTTAGAGATAAGTTAATTATTGCATTAAGGAGATAAAATGGCTATAAAAGACGATATTACCGTGATTGCA